GATATCAAAGTTAGAAACGTGAGAGGTTATTCTTTAAGAATAGATGGCACTCCCACTGATTTGTTTTATTGGAATTATGTAAAGTCAGAAATACATAGAATGTATTTATTATATAAAAGTAAATTTCCTCATTTACATACTAACCAACTAACTCAAGTTGATCTATTAAAATATTCAGTTGGTGGTAAGTATGAGGCACACGTAGATCAATGCACGACTATTCCAAGGCATTTAAGTATTATAATGAATTTAAATGATGAATATGAAGGAGGTGAGTTGATATTCACTAATCAACAATCTAACGAAATAAAAAAATTAAATTTAGAAAAAGGATCAGTTGTATTTTTTCCCAGCAACTTTATGTATCCTCATTCTATTTTACCAATAACAAAGGGAACAAGGTATAGTATAGTTTCATGGCTCCAGTAAAATTCAAATTAATAAAAAATTTTTTTACAGATGAAGAGTTAAAATTATTAGACAAATATTGTTTCAGAAAATTAGATTTAAACAAAGATTATGTTATAGATGAACATTCTTTTTCACCTGCATGGTACAATGATCCCATGATGACTTCTTTATTAGATATTAAATTACCCTTGGTAGAAAAAGAATCTGCTCTAAAATTATTCCCTACTTATTCTTATTGGAGATATTATGTTTATGGAGGCACACTAGCAAAACATACAGATAGACCTTCTTGTGAAGTGTCTATAACTGCATGTATAAAAAAATATGATAATTGGCCTATTGCAGTTGAAAATCATTTTTTTGAATTAAAAGAAGGAGATGCAATTTTATACGCAGGTTGCGATCAAGAACATTGGCGACCAGGCACTTACAAAGGAGAGGGTCTAGCTCAAGTTTTTTTTCATTATGTAAACCAAAACGGCCCATATAGAAATTACGCTTACGATAATAAATGAATTTAAAATATTTAATTCCTAATAAAATGTGGTGGATTGAGAATTTTTTACCAGACGATGTTTATAAAGGTATTCATAACGCAATTATTAAAGATAGAAAAAATATAAATTTGATGTCTGCTGAAAAAATTTGGGATCCATACCTTGCTAAAAACATGAAGTATCCAGAAAGAGTTGAAGTTAAAGGATATCCCCCTTTTGAAATATTAAAAGAAAAAATAAGAAATAATAAATTTTTTAAAGTGCATCAACTGAATGATATGAAATGTATTATTCACTTTATGAGAAAAGGTGCAGGAATAAACTGGCATGATGACGGTGGTTGGAAGTATGGTGCTACTTATTACATTAATCACAGATGGAATATACAGTGGGGTGGTGAATTTATGTTCGCTAGTGAGGCAGCACATGGATTTTTACCCTTAGTAGGAAACTCATTAGTTATTGCAAAAACACCTTTTCAACACAAAGTAAACCCTGTTTTAAGTAGAGTATTTCCTAGAATTTCTGTACAGATTTTTATGAAGTAAATAGATTTCAATAATCTATTATGTTATAATTACTAATGCCTTTAAATACGATACCAATAAGACCTGGGTTTAATAAACAAGTAACTGAAACTGGAGCAGAGGGACAGTGGGTAGATGGTGACTTTGTTAGATTTAGATATGGACTGCCTGAAAAAATGGGTGGTTGGGAGCAACTTACTGATAATACTTTAGTAGGTGTAGCAAGAGATCAACATGTTTGGGCTGATCTTGATGGTAGAAAATATTCAGCGATTGGTACACACAAAGGTTTATTTGTTTATTATTCTGGAAAATTTTATGATATAACACCACTTGATACTGCTGTTACAGGGGCCACCTTTACAATAGCATCTACATCGACACCTCAAACTATAACAGTCAATAAAGCAGGTCATGGTTTAGAGGCGGGTGATTTATTCACTTTTACATCTGTTTCTGTTCCAACAGGCTCAGGATACGCTACTACAGTTTTTACAGATAACACGTTTGAAGTTTTAACAAACACTCTAGATACATTTACAATACAAGTTTCTACGGCTGCCTCTGGAGTGACAACGGCCACCGGATCAGCAACCATAAATCCTTATGTTACAGTAGGGCCAACCTCACAAACAGCAGGGTACGGTTGGGGTACATCTACATTTGGTGGTGCTTCTGGATTAACTAATTCTTTAAATGGATCTTTGAACAATGACACAGCTGGAACTGGTGGATCGGGCACAAGTATCACTTTGAATTCTACTGCAAATTTTCCTGCTTCAGGAACAATTAAAGTTGGAGCAGAATTTATTTCATATACAGGAATATCAAGTAATGATTTAACAGGAATAACTAGAGATGTAGCAGGAACTAGATCCGCACATAGCTCAGGGGCCACAGTAGAATATTACACTGCTTGGGGACAAACATCTCTTACATCAAACGTAATAATAGATCCTGCTTCGTGGTCATTAGATAATTTTGGAGAAACATTAATTGCCACAATAAAAAATGGTAAAACTTTTACATGGAATCCGATACATTCTGTTCCAACAGCTTTATCTACAAGATCCACGATACTATCTGGAGCACCTACAGCTTCAGTAGCAACAATTGTTTCTGAAAGAGATAGACATTTAATTATATTAGGCACAGAAACAACCATAGGAACAACTACCACACAAGATAAATTATTTATAAGGTTTTCTGATCAAGAAGACTCTTCTACTTATACACCCACATCAACTAACACAGCAGGAACATTTAGGTTGGACTCTGGCACAAGAATTGTAGGAGCTGCAAAAGGTAAAGACTATATTTTAATAATTACAGACACGTCTGCCTATGTTATGCAATTTGTAGGAACCCCATTTACTTTCTCAATTAGACAAGTGGGTTCTAATTGTGGTGCGATAGGTCAACATTCAATTGTATATGCAAATGGTGCTGTTTATTGGATGGGTCAATCGGGTGGTTTTTTTGTTTACGATGGTACAGTTAAAACTTTACCTTGTTTAGTTGAGGATTTTGTATTCACAACTGGAGGAGATAATCTAGGTTTAAACTTCAATAGTGGTGAAATTATATACGCTGGTTATAATAATTTATACTCAGAAATAAATTGGTTTTATCCTAAAGCAGGAGCTACAGAGATAGATAGATTAGTAAGTTATAATTATGGAGAAAGAGTATGGACAACAGGATCTTTAGACAGAACCACATATTACGATGCTACTCTTTTTGATAACCCTTACGCAACTCAATTTAACAAAACAGGCACTCCATCTTTTCCAGTAATTAACGGAGTTACGAATACTAACGGCTCTACAATTTATTACGCTCATGAAAAAGGAACTAATCAGGTTGATGGAACAGGCACATCTACAGCAATAACATCATTTATTCAATCTGGAGATTTTGATTTAGATGTTAATGGTAATGGTCAATTTTTTATAAGTATTAGAAGATTTATACCAGACTTTAAAGTTCTTACGGGAGATGCTAAAATATCAATATTGTTAAAAGATTTTCCGGTGGACACAGAAACTTCATCTCCACTTGGGCCTTTTACAATAGACAGTTCAACAAAAAAAGTTGATACTAGAGCTAGAGCTAGATTTGCAAGTTTAAAAGTTGAAAATACTTCAGTAAATCAAAGTTGGCGATATGGAACTTTTAGAGCTGATACACAACCAGATGGACAAAGATAATGAGTGCAAGAGAACGATACGCAGCAGAAACACAATATAAAACTGCTCCCACGTCATCTGGAAGAGATGATTCAAGTCCTCAAACTTCAACAAGTAAAAAAACAGTAACTCAAAATGTAGTTCCAAGTTCCACAGGAAAAGGAGGATTATCTAATTTTTTTTCGAATGTCGCTAGTGGTGCTCAAAATATTTATTCACAAATGCCTAGTCTTTTTAATAGAAGAGCAAATTATAATGCATCCTTAAATCTTCCGGGTCAAAGAAAAAGAATTGAAGAATATAGAAGAGATTATGCTGATTATTTGAGAGACATGGGAAGTAAAGCTCCTCCAACATTGTCAGATCCAGATTTATTTAATTTTTTTGAAAAGGATGCTTTTTCATTTAATCCACCCCCGGTAAAAATGGATGATCAAGTTGTACAACCTTTAAACTATGGTGATTACTTAGCCACTTTTAAAGGAAGTCCGGGAGTAAAGTATGGAGGCGATGTAGGAAATTTAAGAAAAGTAGCTGAGTATGATCAATTTGGTAATAAAACATTTAGGTACGAGGAAATTAATGATCAA